ATATTCTCCTTCGAACGATTTAGTCCATTCCCTGTCGAGATATTTGTACTGTATACCCGTTTTTAGATTAGTGACATATACTACAGTTTCGATAGATGCTGATTCTAAAACTATTTCCCAGCCAGCGCCATTCCATTCGATTATATCATTAGCTTTGGCTATAAAATCAGTATTGTCGGAATTTTTCCAAGCATCCGGTCCGTCAATAGTTGCTTCGTCTCCTATGTCGTCTAAAATTAAATACCTAGTTCCGGCTGCGGGAGTTCCAGGATTGAATTTTTTAGGATCGATAATAGCGTCTATTGTGCCTTTACCAACAGGATACATTGTGCTCGATATTAATGTATTAGTAGGAAATGTATCTGTGTCCCAGTTAACTGAAAGTTTAGTTTCGTCTGTGGGATTTAAACTTAAAACACCGACTACAGTATTTCCACTGGCCTGTGTTAGGATAAGTTGACTCAGCCCAGCTCTAAATTTTCCAGGATATTGATCTAGTATTTTATTCCAATTAACGTCAGGGCCATACTTAGAAATAGCTTCGTCACTGTCTAAATCGTTATCTATGATAGCAGTGGTCATTTCTAATACGCTAACTTCATTGTTCCAGACTAATATACCGAAATTGCTGATATTAATTTTTTCTTGTGTAGTTGGATTGTTGACGATGAAATCAGAGTCAATATCGCCAGTCGATTCGTCAAAAATATTCATAATAACATCTGTTATTATTCCTAGTTTTTTAACTTTGCTTGGCATAGAAATCCAAATAGGAGTTTCGAATGTTAACGTAGCGACATCAATGTCGCTGTCTATGCCTACAGGAATAGACCTTGAAGAAAACACGATATCAATCATTTCTACTACACTTAAACTAGTCCAATCAACATAGTTATCAGTGGTCTGTATTTCAAGACTAGGATTGAACAACATCATTATCTGTTCAAGAATCTGTAGTTTTTGATCTGTGTTAGTAGACCATATATCTGCTTTGACTGTTAATTTATAGGGCGTTGGCATTATACGTTCAACTGTATAATTTAATCCCTGGCTGTTGAGGTATTCAGTACCATCCTCTGAAATGGCACGTTCTCTGATATGTACTTTGCTAACATGAGTAGCATCACTGAGTCTGTTCCTATCTAATGCTACACCGGTAATATACACTGCTATCCTAGGTGCGCTAGGCAATTTATTTTCACTGTTATCTCTAATAATGCTAGCGACTTGCCTGGTCATATCTCCGTAGGCAACCGGAATCGTAGTTAGCTTACCATCGGCAGCTTTGTATTTGAATCCACTGAGCATTCGAATAACTTGACCGACATATCTTCTTATTTGACCGTCATAAAAATGTTCCATTAAAAGTCTGCCTCCGGTCTAAGTGCTTTACTTAAACTCTGTCTTTGTTTAACTTTCTTAGCGAAAATTTCATATCTCAATTGATCACCTGCTTTTAATATTAGATAACTAGTGTCAACGGTAAATGAAATTTTATTGTTTTCCTCGTAGTAAGAAATCTTTGCGATATCGTTGTTGACCCAGGCTTTAACTCCATATCTTTCATCAAAGTCTACATTAGTAATGACTTTTTGTGTCATCAAATCAAAAGAATCTGTAATAGCGCCACTTGGCGGGACATACGGATCTGCTACTCTTATAGCATCAGAACCCAGTGACTGTAGCATAGTTTCTTCTGTATTGTTAACGAATCCCATGCGCTTAGTCTGTCTATCATCGGTATTGCTCAGTGTCATTCTTACCTTATCTTCAAATTTAACCCATCTAGCACCATTGTAACGGAAAAGTCTATTTGGCAAATAATCTGTCCTTAAGAAATAATCACCTTCTGCGGCAGTAGCAGGAAATTGTATGCCAAACCCAAATTGTTCTCCGTTGGGGGGAACTCCGTCTCCAGTTAGATAACCCTGATAACCTTCCGCCACAGGAGGGACACTGGTTCTGCTGGCGTTAAGAGTGCTTGACGCATCAACCGCAGCATTGTCCACTGTAATTAAAGCAGGATTCCCTTCGTCATCTCTCTGTAAGGTATAAAATTGTCTAGTTTCATAACCGCTTAGAGCAGCATCTGATTCAGCTTCGGCAACAATAGCCTGATTGATTTCTGTTTCTATATTAAATGTACTCTGTAGATCTCTCAGTGTATCTACCGTGCTGACTGTGTAATAGTCACTGTTAGGTGGTTGATGTCCCGTAGCTTCTTGTGTGACTTCATAGAGTATGCCGGCGTAACGAACGATCTGCCCAGGATAGTAAGTAACAGTTTCGTCCCAATCTCCCGCAAATCTATCCTCATTTTCACCTGCGGGCTTTTCAAGAATATCTCTATATTCCTGGCTGTCTATTATTGGTTTGAGTTTGAGTCTATATAAATGCGGATACCAAAGATTACTAAATCCTTCAGCAGCTCGATTAACATCTTCAACTACATAAAATCTTTTTAATCCGGCAGCAAAATTATTAAGGGCAAAGTCGTCTCGTAAGTTAGGAAACTCTACGACATCGCCTGGCATAACTTTTCGGCCTAGGATATCTACAGAATTATTGATATGAACAGTCATAAACACTGTGTCATTTTGTAAAAATAGGCCAAATTGACTGAGATTAAAGTCTATGTCTTGAACATTATAAACTCCTCTTAAAACATAGACATCTGGATCATATTTTCTATCTCGATTTTCTAAGAAAATTACATCCTGAATAGTAGTTTCTCCTAGTGCTTTGCTAGGATCGCTAGGATCAGTTGGACCTATGTATTTGTGTACGTATACATCAACACCACCAACTTGAAACATTTCGTAGACTGTGCGATCTACAAACTTATAATCTGAGGTTTTTTCTGGACGATAAAGGCTTAATCTTGGCATAGTATTATATTTATCGCAGCGATAAATACTGGTAACAGGTCATTTAGGAAGCGAAACTATGGCAAAACAAACGATAAATGTAGGAACAGATGTTAATACCAAAGATGGTGACACTCTACGAGCGGCATTTCAAAAAACCAACGAAAATTTTACAGAATTATATGATAATGTAAACGGTATTTACACTGATATAACAGAAAGCATTATTCCTGCAGATGACGGACTCTATGACCTAGGTAGCCCAGAAAAACAATGGCGCAGTCTTTATGTAACTAGCGATACTGTATACTTTAATAACATACCTTTGTCGGTATCAGATGATGGCACGCTGTTTATCAATGGAGAAGTAGCAGCCACTCCAGGAGGTAGTACAACGTGGGATAGCGTAACTAACAAGCCCGCATTTAGCACAGTAGCAACCAGCGGTAGTTACGATGATTTAACTGGCAAGCCAACCATACCTAGTATCACAGGATTGGCCACAGAGACCTATGTTGATGATGCTGTAGGTGCTATAGTAATCCCAGATGTTTCAAACTTTATCACAGCAGATGACATTCCTGCTATTCCCGCAGACATCAGCGATTTAACTGACAATGATAGTTTGCTAGGCAGTGGAGGAACTACATTACCGGCACAAAGTGGACAAGAAGGAAAGTTCTTAAGAACAGACGGTAGTGATTTAAGTTGGGTCGCTATAACAGGCAGTGAAGGTGGTACAAGCCAACCATATCTTGAACTAACTGACACACCGTTCATCACACAGCCCGCAGTATTAGGCACACCAGTTACAATTACGGCACAGCCTACAGGCAATAATGCCTTGTTGTCATTGACTATCACAGCAGGTCCAACACTAGATGTTGAGACTATTAGTATTGATTCTCCAGGCACAGGCTATGTGGTAGGACAGCGTTATATAATCAACTATTGGCAAATAGGTGGTAACAACGACGATAGTAGCATTGAGTTTGAAGTTGACTCAGTGGGTGAAGAAGGGGAATTATTAACTGTCATCAATGCGGCATTTGGAGGCGGCTTGGCTGCAAATACTCCCGCAACATACACTGGCGTCAGCGTTGAGTATCGTCCAAGCGTGTTCGACGAAGTTGACGCAGGATTAACATTGACCAGAGGCCAATACAACGGCTTGTTCAACTCGGAAGAAGAATTTAGTCATAACTCAAGCGTGTCTCCTACAGGTACACTATGGAACAGTGAAGGTTGGGGCAACTTACTGGGACTGGGCACAAGAGATTACGAAACATTCGACTCGTTTAATACTAACCAGTTAACCACACTTGAACTGGTAATGTGGGACACAGTTAATGACAAGCATTACAAGTTTGACTTTACCGGATGGAATAATGATACTGGAGCATATGCCTATACAAGAACACTGGTAACAGATCCCAACTATTTCCGTAAAACGGACAACGGCGAAGAAGTTGATGTTATTATAGAAGATGACGGCGACGGAGCAGGAGTAGGTATTACCCGTGATGGTAATAACGGAATTTACAATCCTTATAGAGAAGGATCATGGGACAGCGATGTAAGCCCCGGCGGTATTGGATGGAACATAGATGGCTGGGATGACTTAACTGACGTTGAGTCAAGAACCTACACGAACTTCTACGCAGCCTACGGTTTTGGTCAGTTAGGTAATAGAGTTCCTGGTTCAAAAGCCGTAATTTATGTTCCAGACAACGGCAAATATTATGCTATTGATTGGATCAGTTGGACACAGGGTATTAATGGAAACCCACAAGGTGGCGGATTTAGTTACACTCGCAGAGAAATAGACCTAGACAAACTTACACAGGGTATTACCTTCGCTGACGGCACAGTTCAAACAACTGCCTATGTAGATACAAATGTAGTATCCACTGCCCCAGGTCAGCGTAGAATCGAAACAGCATCAGGCTACAATCAAGTATCAGTTACAGAGCGAGTTACCAACAACTACACAGGTGCTATAAACGCTACTACTAACGGTTATGAACTACGTATAGCAAGAACTTCAGAATTAGATGCTGTGCTTGTACCAATTAATGACGGCACTACTAATGCTACATTTACATTATCCTTTGACAATGTAACCTTTAGAGAAGTATGGCTTTCGTCAGTACAACAAAACGAATACTGGTTCTACTACCAAAATGACCTTGGTCAAACTACTCCACAAACAGAAGACGATCCAGTCTATCTTAGAATAACCACAGGCGGCGATAGTGTTGCGTGGTGGAGTAAGAATACACTGCCAGGTGGAAGCGACAACTTCCGTGGTGCTGTGATAGACTATCATGCTTATACAGGCGACGGCACTATCATTGGAACTATCCACATAGTAGACGACGATGGTGAAGAATATATCACTCACACTGAAGTGTCAAGTGGCAGTACTGACAGTATGAACAATGACTTATGGATAGTGACCAGCGAAGGCACCATTAGATATGGTAGAGTTGACGGCGAAGCAAGTACACTGAAAATACAATGGACTGCCAGAGTATTTTA